ATAGAACTACCACTTGCGAATTCATTTTTGTTATAATAACCATAAACATCAAAAACTGCTTTAGTTGTAGATATATTATATGAAGATAAAATTTTATCTCTATCAGGTAGTGGAACACCATCAATAATTGTTACTAAATCATCTTGGTTTGGAGAAATAACTGCTTCTAATTTATTAAAATTACCTGTTGCATCACATATTCCTGCTACTAAACTTTGAAGAAAATCAATTAATTTAAGGTTTCCTTCTGTGTCTTTTAAACGGTCCATTTCACCTAAAACAAAAGTAAAATTTAAGTAAATATTCATTAATTTACCATAAAAATTACTTACTCCAGCAAAATTAGCTTCAAATTCTTCACATTCATCAAATAAATACTTTTTAGCTTCTCCATCTTTAGCATCTACAATAAATGTTTTTTTATGAATACAGATACGAGGATCAGCACTCATTTGTCTAGGAGCTATATAAATAAGATTTTTTTCAGTATCAGTATTATATTTTAAAGATTTTATTTCTTTACCATTTTTATCTTTTAATATAGGAGTAATTTGTTGTTCAAGAAACTCTAAAAAAGTTCCTAATCTAATATAATATTCTGTTCTATCTTGACCATTTTCTCCACCAACAAATAACTGTTGAACTATATCAATATGTTCTTTACCTTCTTTAGAAGCTATAACATTAGTTAACCATTTCATACCAGCGTTTGCTCTGGTAGGTGAAAAATTGTATTGGCCTGATGTTTGAAATTTTTGTTGGTTATTATAGAAAAAAGTAGCTATAGAATTTTTATCTTTTGACGCTACTATTATATCATCAGGTGTTGGTTCAGGGGGGGTTGATCCTGAAGCTGGAGTAGCTGAAGCTGATACTGGAATGTTTGAAGGGTTAGGATTAATAACATTACACTTTAAAGATTCAATTACATCACCTACACTTCTAATAGTTACTGTAATATCATAACTTCCATCAGTTCCAAAAGACCAAGAAAAATTAACTACTTTACCAAATAAAGCATCATAGTTTCCATTAGATTCTAATCTATATTCTTTAATTTTTTCTAATATTTGATCATAAGTTAAATTACCTTTTAAAAAAGTATCAGCTAAACTATAAGGATTGTTAGCTATATAAGTTCCACCATTATTATAATAACTTGAATGTCCCCATTCTAATAAAATTGAATATCCTAATCTTAAATATAAAACATCAATAATATCAAATTGAGTTCTATTCCATGCTTTAATCTGAACAGTAGCTGTTTTTAATGAACCCCTAGTTTCTGTTTTTATACTAGTTGATATAATACCAGGCATTGGTCTGTTACCTGATTCTAAGCCGCCCAAACCATATGCAGTATTAGTGTAAACTGAGTTAGTTCTAGCTATACCTGCTCTACCTCCAGCGCCTAAACTTTTTCCTTCATCAACCATTCCATTAAACAAAACATAGTTTTGAGCTTTAGGTAATCCTAAACCTGGTCTAGGTTCTTTTTCAACATCTGCCCCAGATACTAATTTAGCCCATCCTGTTTTAGAATTTAAATAAGCTAAAACTTGATTGGATCTATTTGCGGAACCATATATTTTTTGTCTTTGATTAATTTGACCTAATATTTCTGAGTTAAAACCTTCTCCAATTACATTCATAATTTTAAGAATTTATTGAGTTAAAATCACTTATAACACTATTATAATTTGCTGGTATTCTAATTTGTAGTCCTGGAGGGATTACTAAGGCATTTTGGTTTAATTTATCTGTGTTTGCTATAGAAATAATCCACCATAAAGAACTGTCTTTATAAAATTGTTGAGCTAAAGTATCAAATCTATCTCCTTGAGTAGTGTAAACATAGATATCATCTGGTGATAATGGGATTTCAGGATAACGAGAAGTAGAATAAACTTCTTTACCATCAATTTTTATTTTAGGTATGTTTTGATATCTATTCATTTTATACTACTTTATATTTTCCAACATTATAAGAAGTAGCAGTATCATAATTATTATTTTGAGAGCCACTTCCTGCAGATAAAGCTATAAATCTTTCAGGTCCATACCCATTAGCAAATCCTTTACTTACAGTAATATTACTTCCAGAAGCATTTTTTACTGTAGCTAGTAATTGATTATCAAATGTTAAACTTTGTTTAGCCGGAACAAAATTATGAATAGGAGTAAATGATGCTTGTACTTTAATAATATGAGATAATTCTTTAACAGACCTATCTTTACCACCTTTATCATTTATTCCTATTTCCCAAGTAGATTCTTGAGGAATTTCATAAGTTAATGATGTAATAAATCCTACTTGTTCATATAAATAACCTCCAACTGTTAATTGTAATAAAGGACCTCTCATATATCCACTATTACTATAGTCAGGCATTAAATTTGAAGCTAAATAGTTTAGTTTTTTATACATTGGTATAAGCTCCTCTTTTGATTGAGCAGCAACAGTCCAAGATAATGAAATTGTTCTATTGAATCCAGTGTAGTTATAAAAACTTTCACCTCTACCTAAATATTTTGTTGAATTCCAATCTCCAGTGTATGAATCTGAGAAGCTATCTATAAAAGCTCGGAAATGCATAAATGTTTTAAATTTAGGATCATCACCATCAATAGCTGCTATTCTAAATTTAACTAAATCATTTTTTAACCCATCATCAGGAGTGACCCATTGGCTTCTATATATAGGTAAAGCGTTAATTTTATCTACAGGTCCAATTCCTGAACCTTTAGTGTATGAAATAAGATTCTTGCGTGTTCTGTTTCCAGGATCTCCAGCTAATATTCTTCCTTCAACAGTTTGATTATCAGCAACATTATAAGAAGGAGCATTAGATATTACTGTAGAAGTAGTAAGGTTTTTTCTTAATTCTGCTCTAAAATCTTGTGTTTTAGGAGTAAAAGTTGTAGTTGATCTAGCTTCATTAATATTACTAGAAGCAGCTTCTAATTGTTCTTGATTATATACTAATGTTCCGTTATCAAATATTCTATCAGTAGTTGTTGGAAATGTTCCTGCTGCTTTAGGAGAATAAACACTTGTTATAGTGTCTAACTCATAAGTATAACCTCCACCAGTAGTAAGTAAAGGATAAGAAACACTATCATCATATCCTGTTGTATTGAACCATTCAAAAGATACTCCTAATGGGCTTTTGGTTAAAGATACTCTACTATTTAAACGGGATGTTTGATAAGTATTAGATTTTATTTCATTACCATTAGGATTATTTACACCTGTTCTTTGTTCTTTACTAGCAAATCTAATATTTGTAGTTCCTATACCTAAATCTGAGTTTGGTCCTCCTGAGTATGATAATATGTTTATAGATTCGTTTTTAACAGTTATATATTGGCTATATAATTGGTTTAATCTATTTTCATTAATTGGTTGGGTATATTTTATTTTAACACTATATAAAGCATCATTGTTAGAATAAGCCCCAGTTTGTTCAAAAGGATTTATACCTTGTTTATTTAAATGGCCTCCTAAAGATACTACTCCAGCCTGTGATAAAGTAGATAAAGGAGTGTAAATACCATCATTTATAACACCCTTAGATGCTTCTGTTTTTACTGCTGTTCTTGATAATAAATTTTGTTTTGCTATAAATAAAAGCCCATTAGGAGATTTTAAATCAAAAAGCATTTGAGTTAATCTACTAACATCATTAATCGTACTAACAGGATTTAAATAACCATTTCTTAATAAAAAATCAGGAGAAGAAGAAGTTAACCCATCAGGAATAGATGATTTAATATATGGTTGTCCACTATCTCCTCCTCCTTTCCTGTCCTTACCATATTTCAGGCTTTTAAGGTCAGTTTTTAGGTTAACTAAAGGCATTACTTAGGCAAGTTATCTAAATATTTTTCAGGTGTTTTTCCGTCTAAATCTAATTGAGAAACTGCTAGTCCTTTTTGATATTGAGTTAAACGGTTATATTCTAAAGGTTTTTTACCGTTTAAATCTAATTGAGAAGTTGCTAAACCTACAGTATATTGTGAATTACCATCATATGAGGTTGGAGTTTCACCATTGTAGCTAGTTAAAGTTGATCCTTTTTGGAGTAAATCTAATAATGCCATAGTTTTATTTTGTTATAAATATTAAAGTTATTGAGTTTTGAATGTACCCATTGCCATTGCTGTACCTACTTTATTGCCATCTAAATAAACATGGCCTCCTTCTCTAACAGCGGTTATCAATTCATCTAATTTAGCGTAAAATTTATCAAGAGGAATAACAGCTTCAGTACCTGCTTCACCTACTAATGCTCTTGTTGGACCAGTAACAATACCTCCTTTAGCCATTGCTTTTTCTGCTTTTTCACCTAAAGCTAAATTACCTAACCCTGAAAATGCTTCATTAGGAACTAAATCAATTAAATTATCAGTTAACCATTTGATAGGTGATAATCCAAAAGATCCAGCAACACCATCAAGTATACTAGCGGCAGTACCTATACCAGGAATAGTGTTTAAAGCTAAGTTAGCAATTGGATAAACAGCTGCTTGTATTAATGATTTTCCTAATCCTCCAGCATCTACTTTTTCACCCATTGCTTTCTTTTCTCTAGCATCAGAAACTAATGATGCTGCACTTCCTACACTTTCAATAATAGATAAAACAGGTCCTAATATTTTTCCAAAACCTTTAGCTATTGGACCTGAGAATAATTTTTTAATTCCTCCTAATCCACCACCTATTTTTTTACCCATCCCACCAAAGAATCCTCCTATTTTACCAAACAATCCACCACTTTTAGCAGCTTTTGTAGCACCACTAGCAGCTTTAGTTGCACCTCCTCCGCCTCCACCACTACTGGCTACATCAGCAACATCCGCCATTCCTTCTATTGCTCCACCTGCTTCTTCACCTTCACCTCCCCCTCCAAACATACTAGCCATACCCATTGCTGAACCAAGTCCTCCAAGTATTTTACCAAATTTGCCTCCTTTTTTTCCAAATCTTTTACTAGCAGCTTTATCACCATATCTTCGGGCATATCGTTCTTGTGCTTCAGAAGAAACACTTTTACTAGTTCCACTACCCCCAGAATTTGCCATTTTTTCAACAGCATCTGCTGTACGTTTAGTGTTTTCTGCTGTTTGATTTGCTGGTCCTTTAACAAATAATCCTTTAACAGTTTTAACTAATACAGCTACTCCTGCTACTAAAACCCCAACCGTGGCTAATGCTCCTAATCCTCCTAATATTACTCCCATTCCTGGGATACTATTTAAGAGTCCAACCAATGAGTTTGCTTTATCTACTATCCAACCTAAAGGACCTGAGATCATAGAAGATAAACTATCTTTTGTTTTATCTACAGATTTTGCTAAATTAGCTTCAGCATCTAATCTTTGTTGAGCTAATTCAACTGTTTCTCCTTGAGCTACACTTCTTTGTAGTTCAGCTGCTTTTTCTGTTTCTCCAGCCGCTTCAAGTTTTTTAACTTGTTCTGTTATTCCTTTTCCTCTCTTTTTTTCTAATTCAGCTAACGCTGCTTGTTTTACTAAAGAATCAGCTAATTCATCTGCACTCATACCTAAAGCTTTAGCATAAGCTTCTTGCTGAATAGGCATCATCTTTTGGAATTTTTGTAGTCCATTAGGACCTAAATTCTTCATCATTTCTTCAGCAGCTGCGGCTGAATCACCTTGTAAAGCTAAGTATCTTGCTTTTTCAAGATTTAAATCTTGTCCAGTTAATAATTCTGCTTCTAATTCTGCTGAGATTGAGTCTTCAAAATTTAATAAACCTTGAGATATTTTTTTGGTTTGTTCTAAAGTCATACCAAGCCTTTGAGCTTGAGTAACTGCTTTAGATAATAACTCAGGATTATTTTTATATTGAGCCGCTAATTGTCCTGATGTTTTTAATACTTCTTGGGTAATTTTCTTTTGACTTAAAGCACCTTTATTAGTTTTACCTATAGAGTTATATACATCTTCAGCTGATTTACCTGTTAGTTGTTCGTATTCTGCTATTTTAGCGGCTTCTCCAGCTGTTAAACCCGCTACTTCTTTTAATTTGGTTTGAGTTAATAATTGTTTTTGACTAAATTCAACAGAGGTTCCAAAAGCATCATTTAAATCTTTAAAAGAAGATAAATTATCTTTAGTGTTTGCTAAATTATCTCCAGAACTAGCAGCCATTGCTTCCATATGGTGAACCATATGGGCTGCTGTATCACTACTAACACCTAAGGTTTTAGATATATCCGCAGTTTCTTTACTAAAATGAGTACCTATTTCATACATTGTATGAAAAGCTTTTGCTGTAAGAGCTACTTGAACTAAAGGATCTGATAAACTTTCTTTAATACCTTTTCCTATACTAGTTAATCCTGCTCCTATAACTTTAAAACTGCTGCCTGATTTGGCTGCTTCTCGTAAATCTTTGTTTATATGTTCAAAAGCTTCAGACTCAATACCAATATGCTCTAAACTTTTAGTTATACCTTTAAATAATCCTCCAGTAACACCTAAAGTTTTTTGTATTTTTTCTTCGTTTTCTACTTCTTTTTCACTTAAAGAAACAATTTGTTTTAAATATGAATTTTTTAAATTTAAAGCAGAATTTATTTCTGAAGAATAGTTTTTTAATTTTTCATATTCTTCTGTTTCTTTTTTAGTAGCGTTACCTGATTTTAGTTTAGTTTCAAGTTCAGCCTTTTGGATTTTAGCTAAATCCCTAGCATTTTTTAATTGGTTGTATTCTTCTTGAGTTTGTTTAGATAAAGATTTAAGTTGTTTAACTGTTAATATCTCTTCATCTTTTTTATGATTACTTAATTTTTGAGCTATACCCTCTAGTTTACTGTAGGATTTATTTACTAAATTAATAGCGTTTTCTTGTCCTTTTAAATCAGCTAAAGTATTTTTAAGAGTTGATGATATGTTACCAAAAGTATCTTTTAAATCTTCAACTTCTTTTTTCATACGGGTGAGCACCTTTCTAGCTCCTTCCATACCTCCACCCGCAGCTTCAATTGCCGCGTTTAGATTTTTAAAAGATTCTCCCCCTAAAGATGTTATTTCTCTACGAAGTTCTTGGATTTGTTTTTTTAAATCTTGGATGTTATCAGCCATTCTAAAAAATTAGTTTATTATAAATATGAAAAGGCATCACTTTTTAGATGCCTTTGTAACATATGAAGGTACGTTTACTTTTGGTGAGTTAACAGCACCTGCTGATTTCATTGCTTTAATAGATTCTTCAACAGTATTTGTTTGAGAAGTACTATTTTTCTTTTCGTAATGTTCAAGAATTTTTTTATATGTAAATTGTCGTAACCAAACCGGCATATTATATACTGTGTTATAATCATAACCGCCTTGTCCGTAAAACAATATTTCGTGGATTTGGGTAAATAAACTACCCCTATAATCAGGCGTCAGGCCAAAAAAAGTTAACACCTATAGGTACAGTGATGTCCTCCTCAACACCACTATCAAAAGTATAAGTATACTTTAAATTAATGCCTGGGCTGATTGAGTTAAAGTGTTCTCTAAATGCTCTTGAATCTTTAGCTAGAAAACCATATTCAATAAATTCTCTAATAGTTTTAGGATTATAATCACCATTTACAGACAAAATAGTATGACGTAATCTTGTTGTTACTTCAGAATTACCTTTAGGATCAATTTTCTTTAAACCTTGGTTTTCTTTTTCAATCGCTTGCTCATCACCATGAGTTAATAATTTAAAAGTAATTACATTACCTGTATTAGGAAGTTTAAAAGAAAATTCATTTTTTCCTTTTTCTGTTAATGATTTTTCATTAAGTAATTTTTCTCCTAATAATGTTAAATCAACAGTAATAATTTCTTCATTATCGCTGTATTCTGGATAGTAAGTAAATGAATAGTCTTTACCGTAACCTAAAATACGAGCAGCTAACATAATAGCGTCTTTATCACCGATTAAAAGATCACTATAATCAAATTTAGTAATAAGCATAGATTGTAATAGCTTATCAATTACAATACCTTGTTTAATATAGTTTTGATTAGTTAAAATGTCTTCTTCTCTAGCAGTCATATATTTCATTTCAACTTTTCCAGATGCTAAAGGATGACCTTCGGGATACAGTAAGCCTTTTGAAGGCAATTCCACCATTTCTGTGGGGAATTTGAACTTATTTTCTTCCATAAATATTTTTTATAACTTTATTGTCCTATATAAATATATAAAAAAAAAAGAAGCTCGCAAAAAATGCGAGCTCTTTTATGATTTTTTTACTAATTAGAAATTCAATACACAATAATCAGGTTGAACAGTCATAGTGATATTTACTGCTGTATTTTCTGTATCCCAGTTATAATCACCAAAGTTTGCTTCAGTAATTAAAGCACCTTTAATAACCCACTCAGATACAATATCACCTACAGGACCTAATACATCAAAAGTTAAATCTTTCTTGTAAAAATCACTGTAACCATCACGACCAGTTACTGATTCGTGATGTAAACGTACCCATTCCATTACTGCTTCAGCGCCTGAAGGAGTAATAGGATCAAATAAGGTAAATTGAATAGGACCCCAAGTGGTTTTTCCTTTAACAAATCGTTGGATATTGATATGGTTCAAAGGAACAGTACCTTGGCTTACTGTTATAGCACCTACACCTTTAATTTCATAAGCAGGAATACCATCAATATACATAATAAAGCGGTTTGCCTGTTTTGGTTCAAAGGCGGTGAAAAATATTTCGTTTGGATTTAATACTGCCATTTTATTTATTTTGTTTTGTTATAAATATTCAATTTTTTAAAATTATGCTGGGAAAGTAACTCCGGTAGGTAAGATATTAAAATCCAAGTAAATGAATTCAGCAGTCTTAGTAGGTTGAATATAAATTTGACCTATTAATTGATTTCTGTCGATTACATCAGCTGTATTATTTGTATCATCCATTACCACTTTAAAAGCATATAATCCTTGACGTTGTTGTACTGATTCTAAGTATGGATTAACTTGGCTTAAGAAACTATTTCTAGTAGCTATTGTATTTTGTTCAAATACTAAATTTAAAGCAACTTGAGAAATATAAGACTTAAGTTCAATTAACAATCTACGAACATTTACACGATCTAAAGCAGAAGCTTTAGTTTGTAATGTTTTTTGTCCATAAACTACTACTCCTGTTCCAGGGAAAGAAGCAATTGGATTAACTTTACCATTATATAAAATATCTCTGTTTGCTTGAGATAATTTTTGTTCAGGACGAATTACTTGACTTAATCCACCTCTATTAATACCAGCAGGAGCAAACCAAGGTTCAGCAGCATTATCGTTAAAAGCATAAACACCTCCAATTACTGTTGAAGCAGGAACCCAAACGTTTTTACCTAAATCAGGATCTTGAACTTGAACCCAAGGCCAGTAAGAAGCAGCATACGAAGTATTACGAGTAGCAGCTTGAGCAACTACAGCAGCAGCTGTTGCTGTACCATAAGCTACAGGATCAAGAACATAAATATTATCTCCTCTGTTTTGGGTATTTGAAATGATTGAAGTACAAACTCCAGTATGTAATGAATCAATCAAACCAGGAGTTAACACTACTTTAAACTTATAATCATCAGTATTAGCTAACAAATTAACCATGTTAGCATAACTACCACTGCTTACACCTTGAGTGTTTGTAGCAGTGATTGTTTGATACATGTTAGCCGCACCAAAAGTTCCAATAGCACCACCGAATGATCCACTAGCAACTAAAGGAATTGAAGATGTAAATTGGTTTTTAGGAGTACCATTATTATCAAAATAATCAGGAGTTAATAAATTAACAGATTTAACTCGTACATAAGAAGAAGCATTAGGATAAGATCCAGATACTTCAACTTGGTTAGTAGTTGAATTATAATTTAAAGTATAATCACCAAGTATTTTAGAAATAAAATTAGGAGCTTTAGGATCTAATGATAAGTTAGTCCAAGTTTCTAATACTGTTTTAGCGTTAGTTAAATCATCTCCTCTTCTAATTAATAAATCAAAAGTACCTGAACTTGTACTAGAATTAACTACTTCCCATCTAATATTATCAGATGAACCACTTGCTAATTGACCATTAGAACCTTCAGTAGAAGTACTATTCATAATAGTACCTTTAGAAATTGTTTCTAATACAATTGAAGGTTGAGTTGCTGCTAAATTTGAAGCTGAGATTGCTGAGCTTGATGCAAATGAGTAAGAACCTGTAACTACACGAGCTACTAATAAACTAGTTCCACCGTTAGCGAAATAGTTGTAAGCAGCTATTGAAGTAAAATATGTGTAAGCATCGCTTCCACTTACAAAAGTAGTTCCGAATTTGTTTTGATACTCGCTGTAAGAGGTAACCAATGTTGGAATTTCAACAGGACCTTTTACAGTTGGGCCTATAATTGCGGCTCCTACAGTTGCGGGTTGTGCTGTGATAAATGATTGGTCATTTTCTCTAGCAAGTACACCGGGTGATATTAATGTTTCTGCCATTTTTATGTTTTATTTAGAATTGTCTTATTATAAATATGTTAAAAGTTTTAAAAAATCAAGTTAATTTATAACAATTAAGTAAAAAACATTTATATACAAATAAATATTATTGTAAATAAACTACAATAAAATTAACATCATCATTTGTAGAAGCACCTATATCTTTAATAAGAAATGCACCTGAGCCAGGGGTTGCTTCTTGTACCATTAAAGCATTATTACCTGGTGATGTTGAACCTGATGCTTTAGTTGCTGTGACCCAATATTGTGTTTGGAAGGTTTTGCCACTTAAAATTGTAGGGTTGATAAGTGAAGAAACACCAGATGCCATTGTGATGGAACCAGCTAATAGACCTAATCCTCCAGGTAAAAAATTACCTCCTCCACCTTTTGGACTATAAACAGGAACACCTGTATTAATATATTGAGCTCCAGATGAAGTACCAGCTAATGAACCTGTAAAAGATCCAGTATAAGAAGAGGCAGTCACACTACCTGTAATTTTCATACTGCCTGTTAATACAAATGAACCTGATAATGTAACATCATATTGTACTAGGCCAGTGAATGCGTCTACTGATTGTGTAACGTGCCCTACTTGAATTGTAGCGCCTGTTGTTATGCCGGTTTTAGATAATACAGCCATTTGTTATAAATATTTACAAGAAATAAAAAAAGCACCCCATAAAGAGGTGCTTTAAAAATAATTTAAAATTTAAATTACATTGTAAAGGGAATAAATACTCCGTTTTCAATATCAATTTGACCTTCACCATATTTAGATTGAATTTCTACGGCAAAAGCATTTTGTTCTTCATTTGAAGAAGCAACGTCTTGTTTAATTTTGTCGCGAGTTAAATCTAAATTGATTTTTTGAATATCAATTTGACCTAAAATGTTAATAAGTTCTTGATTTTTTTGTTGAAATTCTTTTACTTTAGAAATTTCTTCGATTGTAAGTGTAACTTGATTTTCCATGTTTTTATTTTTATAACGTTATATTTTTATTTAAATTACTATATATTATAAATATATTAATTAATTATTAAAATTCCAAATTAGCATGAGAAAGTATCTAAAATTTGACCATTAGTATCTACTTGAACAGCAATATCAAATCCAGCATTTATTTTCCACCAACTAAAAAAACCATTAAAAGGAATAGTTCCTGCTGAGTCAAAATAAATAAAATCATTAGTAGCAGCTGTTCCCGTATACCAAATATCTATAGGCATAGGCATTGGTGGTGGAGTA